CCGTTTACTTGGTTTTGAATCCAGCTAAACAGTGTCATTACTTGAGTTGCGTCCTCAACCGTACCATTTTGTAAGGTGGTTGGAAATGTGCTGATAATGTTACTCATAATCTACCTCAAGCCTGTAATAAGTAGCCAGTACGTTGATACCTTGCATAGAATGTACCAATTGCAATGGATGTGGATGCTGGCGCAAGTACGTCAATTGCTAGTTTATTGAATACCAACGGTATTGTCCAGTTTACTGCGTAAGTTCTAGGTGAAATTGTTGAGCTTTGCCATGAAGTACCATCGCCCCACTTATTAGACCCCCAAATACCGCCAACTTGACCAGTCGTTACGTTAGTACCGTTGATATAGTTACCTTTATCATCATAAGCTGAAATGGCATACGTAGTTGCGTTACCGATAGATGAAAGCTCAATTGTGGATTCCACAACCTGCTTCATTTCCATGTCATCACGTTTTGGGAATTGCGCTGATTTAAGCTCTACATTGTAAGTCACCCCGTTATCGTTATAGACGGTTGACGAGCTTGGGTAAACATACCCGTTAAACATTTTTGCACCACTACCATACCCTGAAAGTATGAAATAGTTACCTGCTGACGATACGCAGTCATATACGAAGCTGTGTGGGCCATTCCAACGCTTTTTACGCGTATCAAACCAGTAGTCGTATGTGCCAGCCACACCATCGACAATGGTAGGAATACAGATGCGATAAATGTTGCCAGCGAACGCTGCCGCAACACGTGTAGGCTGAGTAATGTATCCGAAAGGTTGTCTAATATCAGGTGTCGCACCATAACCGTCTTGGTAAGTCACTGGCATTACTGCACCAAAAGCATTAACCAAATAAGCTGAGTCAGGGCCAGCAAAGAATGTCCCTAATGGTGATGGTACAACTGACCTTGGACATACTGATCCAATGTTAAGCGACAAATAGTTAAGCGATAATGATCCCGTAATTGCTGAGTCACCCGTAATTTGCCAAATTTGAGTTGCTTTAAATGCAATAAGCGCAGCAATAACACCTGCGGAAGTAGTTTGCACAGGTAGCCCTGATAATGCGGTAATTGGGCTAGTGTCACCTAATGTCAATGACTGACCTGCGTTTGTCATTACAGTTGGATTGAGTGAGTCACTGTAATAAGCAACGTTACCGCAAGCAAAGTATGCTCGGTTGTTTAAGTTAGCTACAAAAGTTGGGACGCTAGGTAAACCATGACTTGTTGTGTTCATGGTGCTATATGCTGGTGCGGCAGGGTTACTAATGTCAATCACACCGAAGAATGACGTACCAGTACCACTATATCCAGGGTGAGTAATGATAAGTTTAGAACCAATACTTGCAATACTTGGCGGTGTCCAAGCACCTGTGGTTGGCGGTGATGTTGGACGACCTTCAGAATTACCAGCCGTAACACCGCTAATGGTAATAAATGATCCGTTTTGAATGTTGTAACAAAATGGTTGGTCTTTACCCGCAGTAAGTCCTGTGGCTACCATACCAAAAATATAGTTACCAATGGTAATTTGAACAGAAATGAAACCAGGTGTTGTGAACCCTGCAAAAGAAGTGAAACCTCCATCAACGCCTGGTCTAGCAACTACAATCTCAGGGTTAGATTGGTCAAATACTAAGTTTGATAGCTTACGACATGCACCTGGGAATACATCCGTTGCATCGTAGGCGTCAGCTAATCCCTTCGGAGTAAATCTGACGGGTACTGAATCTGCTATAGGCATAATTTACCAAGGGTCAAGTTTCGTTGGACGGTTAGAACCACCAATACGGAATCGGCGAGGGTCTAATTGCACTTCTTTAACAACTTGTTGCTCGTCACCTTCAGTAAGTAAATGAGCTTCAAGCATCTTGTCACACATTGCCACCCACGCATTGTAGCGAGAGTCGTCAGTGATACGCATCATACGCATCGCTGTGGCTTCAATCAGGTAGTCTTGGTCTGAGAACCACGGAATAGCCGCGCTGGTCTCAGGTGATGTAATTGGATTTTGGCGCAAATAATAACGATGGGTAACAGTTATGTTTTGTGCCGATTGAGGGTAGATATAAAGCTGACCTAAGCCACCAGTTGCTACGGCTGAAAGGTCACTAGCCCACTCGTAAGGGTAGTTTGCCAAGCTGACTTGTTGTGTCTCAGAGTCGAATTGTTTTAACGATGCTGGATTTAAGAAATAAGGCTCACCTTGAATTTCATAAAACATATCGTATGTTCTTAAGTAATTGGCCTCTAATGGAAACGGGCCATTACTATAAGCAGGAATAATTAAGTTTGTAGTGATTAAATTAACTTTTAAGTTACGGTGCAGCACAAGATCGTCGAGCACAAAATTCAACGCCCTGCCCCCCTGTGCGGTGAACCCTGGACACTTAGCTATCGCTAGAGCATCGGCAACGATCTGTGCTGCGGTGTAACTCATATTAGCCTAAACCGACCTTTTTCTTAGCTTCAGAAATGGCCAGCTCACCTTTCTCAATATCTTCAGTAACGCGAGTAATGTTAGTACCCATGTTTTGAATAGTAAGCTTTTCTTGTGACGTTAGTTTAGCACCATTCTTTTGTTTTGACTCAAGATTTTCTAAAACCTCTTTCATTTGTTTTAGAGCTTGTACGCCTTGGTCACGACGAGCTTCCAATTCAGGAATCTCAGAACGAGTACGCTGGTGATCTACAATGTCATGGAATAAATTTACACGGTTATTCACAGACTCGACTGACTCACCTTCGTATAAATAGCCACTAACGTTGATTGTTTTACCATTTGGCATAGTCGCTTGAATACTGAAATTACCAGTTACTAAAGCGCCTTGCAACGTGCCTTCTTCTTTCTTAGTCATTTGGTCATACTCCTTAGATTAACGTGTTTTGCCCATAAAATGGCGATTTGTTGGGCGACGATACGCATTTTCATTGTCGCCATGAATTGACTTCTCATGGTCCCAACAACGAGCAATACGGCTCTTTAAATCGGTCAGTGTATACAAGTCAACGGTATAGGTCTCGTTATGGAAATAATCTTGACCATTAGTTGTGAGTGAGATACCTGCGCCTGTTGGCAATTGTATCTGATAAAAATAAGTTGGTACATCAACCTCTACGAATTTTTGCTTACGTTCGTCGGTTTCCCAAGGGTTGGTGCATTTTTTAATCTTTACAGTTTTACCTGTTGGTTGTTCATCGCTATTACCCACATACATGCCAGCTTCGGCGGTGGCTAACGCATTACTTTCAGCAACACTACGTGCTTCCTGCTCTTGAAGTAACTGAGCTTGAAGGGCTGCAATCTGTGACTGCAACTCAGCTAATGTGACTTCTTTATTTTCAGTTTTAGGTAGTGATAATTTTGTATTTTCTTGTGACATGATCTTGCTCCTTAGTGAATAAGAGGGGCCGAAGCCCCCCTTAAGGTTACGTCATTATTCTGACGCAGTACCAGCAGTGTAGCCTACGCTAAATGCTGAGCTTGCTTCAGTACGAGCCATGTACGCATTGTTCAAGATGATAGTACCGTACATCATCTTCCAAGATACAACGCGAGTTTGGTTCATCGGATCTGACTTATCAGCACCTTGCAAGTAGTTGTATTCCACATCATCAAGCAATACTTGGCCATAAGCGTCCATACCGAAGAATAATGTTGGAAACACTGTTACGCCTGTTGCTGGTGCAGCAGGTGGTGTTTGTGCAACACCAGTACCAGTGATAACTACTGTTGAGCCTGAAGCCAATTGAGTTGCGTTACCAGCTAATGGGCCAGTTGAAGGACCTGAAGCTGATAGACCCAAGTTAGCTGGGCTTGCAGTTGTGCCGATGTACACGTTAAACACATAACCTGCCAATGTTGGCAATGTTACGCTGATAGAACCTGCACCTGAACCACCAACTGTCAATGCACCTGATACTTGGTAGATACGTTGTTCAACTGAAGTCGCTGTAGGAGCGCCAGTCACTTGAATGTAGTATGTACCAGCAGCCAAAGCACCGCCAGTTGTTGCTGGGGTACCAGTAACGGCAGCTACACCAGTCCAATAAGGCATCATATTGGTTTTGCAGAAACGTGCGCCGCCCCACTCGCCAAGGTCATTGTTATACAAGCGATTGATATCGCTGTATGACCATGCAGTAGCAATAGTAGAGTTTTGACGCAAATCTTGAGCAACCAATGGATGAATCAATGCAACATAGTGAGGCATGATACCTGGTTTAGATGAAGCTTTAGTACGTGCATCAGCGTCAATCATCATGTCGATACGTTCATCGCCATTGAATGTTGGTGCGCCGAATGTTTCTAAAGAACCAACGATTTTTGAAATTTCAACTGGAGTCATCACGTCAGTAGCAACCAATGCTGCACGGTTAGCTTTACTATTTGCATAGTTGACTTGAGTACCTGTCAATAGAATGTTCAATACGTTACGTTCGATAGTTTCAGGTTGTTGGATACCAATCAAACGGATCGCTTGTTTAAACAATGGATGTTTGATAGTCATATCAGCAACGTCAGTCACACGAACCAAGTCACCCCATTGTTGAGCAGTCGCGCTAACTTGAGCAATTGTGATTGACTCACCTGCTGCTGCAACGCCTTCGCTCAATGGTGCGAATGGAAGTGGTAAACGCTCATAACGAGTAGCGGTGTAAGTCACACCAGTATTCTTGTCGATTTTAAGCGGTTGACCGAATTGATAAGCCACTAATTGACGTTGAGCAATACGCAATACTTCATCAGCAATGTGTAACTCAATATCGTTAGCGATAGTTTGGCCTGAAGGACCTGGTGAATAGTTAGTAATAGCTGGTGAGATTAAACTCACTAGAGATAACCACATATTTTTTAGTAAAGCTTTCATTTTAGTTTCCTTAGAAAAAATTTGCATTAAATGCGAATATTCTCTAAACGTTTTGCTCGCTTTTCAGCCTCAGACATAGAGCTAGAACCTCTAGCGTTTACATCTGATCGAGCACCTGGCGTCGCTGGACGTTTAGAGCCACTTGTGGTCTTACTTCCAATTGTTTTTAATTTGCCCGCAAGCATATCTTCACCAACCAAAATCGCTAACAATTTCTCACGAGGAGCGTTTTGTCCACGACCTCTGATCTCGGTCAACATACTTTCAACTCGGTCTTTATAGGCCTCATACAACTTAGGCTTTTCAGAACGAATACGGTCAAAAGCAGATTTATCAGCTAAATCCTCAGCACGGATAATTGCATTTTGAGATGCTTGACGAGCTTGACGGGCCTCACGAGCTGACTGAACGGCATACTTTTGCCAATCACTAGCTTCGGGATTGCGTAAAACTTGCTCCTCTTGCTCCCACAACACTTGATCCTGCGTTGGTTGTTGTGGCTGACTTGGTTGGCTACGAGCCGTTGCCAAATCCGCTTCCAACTTACGTTTAGCATCTTCCGCTGCTTGTGCACGTTCACGGAGGGTTCTAATCTCTTTTTGTGCACGAGTTTCACGAGGTGCAGGTTCAGGGTCTAAGTCGTCATCGTCATTCGGATTAGGATCTAAGTCGTCATCGTCATTTGGATTAGGGTCTAGGTCATCATTCGGATTAGGATCTACATCGTCATTCGGATTAGGATCTAAATCGTCATCATCGCCCACATGCGGTGAAACTAACAACTGTAAAAATTTCCACAAATTAAACATAATTACTACTCCTTTGGTCGGTTACGCCAACCCAGCGAAATGACTCTTTACGGGAATCACGCGAGGGTACTCGTATATCTAATAATAGCCATTATTCGTTCTCGGTGTGGGGGATGTAACCAACCATCCGTTCCATACGCTGATAACAAACTAAGCAAGTGTTGAGAATAGCCTTTGTCGACTGCATATTTGTCAGCGGCTAACTCATGGTTCCGACAAATACGTAAAAACCACCATGGGTTCCACCAAGCGATTAAGAATAATAATGCCATTCTTTTCTCAGAGTGGTGTAACTCACAATGACCTTCTTCATGCGCGACTGCCCCCATTTGTTGCATTGGCGACAATCGCTTAAACCTTATACCTAAATAAATACGTTTGAACCAAAAAAAGCTAAATGCACGAGCAATGATTGGTTCGTCTACATCTACTAATCTCATGTATTAGTATCCACCACTGTACCAGTTTTAACTTCAGGTGTAGCATCAGCAGGTGTAGCATCAGCAGGTGCAGTGTCAGCAGGTGCAGTGTCAGCAGGTGCAGTGTCAGCAGGTGCAGTATCAGCAGGTGCAGTCTCAGCAGGTGCAGCATCAACCGCAGTTTGAGCTGGAGTTGTATTAGCTAGCGTTGCAAGTGCTGGTGAGATTGGGTCGTTACCACCAAAGCCACCTGTAGTAGTGCTTGTGTCAGCACCAGCAGGTAAAGCTGAAGGAGGTGTACCATCCACTGGGTTTACTGGATCATTTTGACCAAAACCTTTTTTGAATGGATCAACCGCTACGTCTTTACGTGAAGCAAATAATGCTTCAGCAGCGTTTAAAAATTGTACTACTTCACTTTCGACATCGTGGCCGACATCAGAAGCGATTTGTTGTAATTCAGAAAAAGTAACCATTTTATTCACCTTGAGTTTGTACTGACTCAGAATTAGCTGCGTCAGGTGTTGCTACGGGGGAAGCCTCAGTTACAGCAGCTTCTTCAGCTAACTGAGGTGCGGCTTGTTGTTGAAGTTTAGTAATCAAACCTGCGGTTACTTTAAATGGCAATTCAGCCAACCCAGCGATTAGTACGTTTGCTTCTTCGGTAGTCACATTAAAAATCATTTTATTCATCCTTCTTCAGTTAAGTTACGGGTTGGTCATTATATATTATCGTAATTTTGTACAAAATACACCACTATTTATTTTTGAATATAATAAATGTAATTGCTCATATTAAACACTCGCTGTTTGAGTTGAAGCCCAAGGCAATGGTGGGTTAATAACAGGTGGGTTAGCTTGCGCTTCTACTTGAGCTGTTACAGATGCTTCAGCAGCATCCTTGTCTACACCGTTTTCCCATACCCAACTTAATACTTGCTGTTCAGTTAAGTCAGCGTAAGGCGTATATGTACCACCTTGTTGTGGCTCTGGAAAAGTTGAAGTGTTGTAGATAGCTGATGTGTAAGTGCCATCTGTTCCTGTTAATCTCCAGCCAGCAGAAAGTACTACTTCTGAAAAGCCATTGATTGTTTGTGTGGATGCTGTCATCCAGTCGATAGACCAAGTTGTTGTTGTAGTTGCCATTATAATTTCCTTATGCTGTTACAGCTTTAATAACTGTGAAGTTGAAAACAGGAGCATCTGAAGCCACACCGCCTGTTGTATAGAATGTGATGTTGAAACTACCAGCAGCCACAGCAGTTACTAATGTGTTATACAAGTTAGTACCTGATTTTTGACATACATGAATTACGTCAGTAGCAGCCACAGTAGAATTAGTAACTGTGAATGTTGTTGCTGTAACAAGACCAGCAGCAGTAAATAAAGTAATAGCACCGTTAGTCTTGTTAAGTGTTACACCTGTTGTACGAGAAGTGATTTGTGTAACTGCACCACCAGAACCTGTACCGTAGCCTAGACCGCCAACACCTGTAACAAGTACATTGCCGCTACTATCAATTCGCATACGTTCTGTAAATGCACCTGCTCCACCTTCATTGCTGCCAAATGCCAAATATCCATCGGCACTAATACCAGACCCATTAGCAAAAACGTAAGTGTGACCAGAGTTGTTAGCGTTATTTGTCCAAGTAAAAATTGGAGCGCCAGTCACACCTTGTCGATTAACAATTGTTTTTGCTGCAAATCCACTTGCACTTGTAATCCCAACCAACAAATTACCACTATTATCTAGTGTCATTGCTTGGGTGAAGGTAATAGCGTTACCTGCTGTGCCTGATGGAGCGTTATACCAAATATGTTGCCCACTATTTTGAAAATATAATGAAGCATAGTTTGTAGTGCTATAGATATAATTAGTGCCATTGTTATAGTAATTATTACCAAACCCAGCTTGGGATTTATTATTTGCAGATGCTTGAATTACTGCACCATTTACTTCTAAAGATTTATACCCACTTCCCCATGCACTAGGAGTTACACCAAGACCTAGATTGCCTGATGAGTCAATAATCTGTCTAGGATTACCATCACCATCTGATAGGACAATGTAGTTAGAAGCTGTACGGATGTCTAGACCACCTTGATTGCCTGAATAGCTACCAAGAATAGAGTTTTTAGAACCTGTTGTAATTGCTTGACCAGAAAAATACCCAAAGAAACTGTTGTATGTTCCTGTAGATAAATTTGAACCAGCTTGAGTTCCAACGGCTGTATTTACTGATACAGCAGCACCATTTGATAAATATCCAGCTTGGAAGCCAATAAATACGTTATATCCACCTGCGGTATTTGTATATCCAGCTTGATAACCTACTGCAATGTTGTAAGATGCTGTGGTATTTGAATAAAGCGAATTTGTTCCTAAAGCAGTATTGTAAGCGCCAGTTGTATTTTGAGTAAGCGCAGAAGTTCCACCAGCAAAGTTATATGAGCCTGTTGTGTTTAAATTTAAAGCTGCATAGCCGAATGCTTGGTTTTGTGTGCCAGATGTATTTGCTTGAAGCGAAAGAGCACCAATACCAGTATTATAGTTGCCTGATAATGAGCCACTAGATAAAGCCCCGTTACCTAAAGCAGTATTGTAAGTAACACCATTAGCACCCTTACCTACAGTTAGACCATTAATAGATGCGTCATTGGCAAGCGTTAAGCTAGTGCCGTTGAATGTCATGTTGGCAGAGCCAGCTAATGAGCCTGAGCTATTGTATTGGACTTGGGTATTTGAGCCACCAGCAATGCCTGAAGAGCTTGCTAATAAGGTAACTGTGCCACCACTATTTTTAAAATATAGCTTACCATCCGCATAATTTAGTGCTAATTCTGCACCGTTTGCTGATGAAGTAAGGTTAGCCGCTAATGGCACATTAGAAGCTGTGCCGCTTGCGTAAATTAATATTGGTGTATATCCGCTTTGTGCCATGTTTAAATCCTTTTAACTTTGTTATATTGTGCCATTAGAATGCTCCTCCAGCAACGCCCACTGTTGTTCCTGTGCCACCGCCTGTGATTGGCAATGTTCCCCAAGCTGGGGCTGCAGCTGAACCTGCTGAAACCAAAGCTTGACCTGTTGTACCAAAACCTGTTGTACCACTCAATGCAGGTGTTGTACCTAAGTTAGTTGAAAATCCTAAAGCACCACTTGCATTAATAACGTGAGCTGAAGCTCCTGTAGATCCCCAAGGAAAATATAATTTAAATCCATTGCCTGAGCCTACAGATATATCACCGTCATGACCTGAAAAATAAATACCATTATTGATTGAATAAAAGTCAGTAGGTGTTGATGCACTAAATACAGATGAATTCATACCAAACTCACCATAGTATGATGAATCGGTACCTAAGTTATTGCTTAATACATAATTAGTTGATGCACCAGTTGACCCTGATTTATTTTGCAATATAGTTTGCAAATAGTTATTGGCAATCGTTGAACCTGACGCATAACTTGTATTAGAGGCGTTGAACCCTAGCACTGGCGTAACACTTGTTACTGTATTTGTAGATAGCGTGGTGAACGCACCGCTATTAGGTGTAGATACACCAATAGGTGTATTGTCTAAGCTATCAAGCGTTAGAGATACGCCACTGATTGAACCGCCAGTGATAGTAGCATTAACTGTAGACATGCTGTTAAAGCTTGCCAAACCTGTGCTGGTGAGCGTAGTAAACCGACCAGTTGATGGGGTATTAAATCCAATAGGGGTTGAGTCTAAGCTATCAAGTGTCAATGCAACACCTTGAATAGTCCCGCCAGTGATGTTGACATTAGTAAAGTTACCACCATTAGAGGCAAAGCTTGCCAACATTACTACGTTACCGTTTTGGTCTACGTAATAAAGACTTTTGGAAGTTGTATCTAAGTCTAATGACACTCCCGCATCAGGAGTGATGCGTACATTAAATTTGGACTGATTTTGACTTGGCATAATTTAAGCTCTCAAGTTACCTAGCTGGCGCACCGATCATATTGTCTTGTGGGATTGCACCAGGTGGGTTTTGGCCAGGGCGAGGTTGCTGTGGTTGAGCACCCATACGTGGAGTACCCGCAACACCTGGT